TAAACACGACCAAGCTTTCCTTCTTTACGAATCTCGATCTGAGAAGCAATAGGATGAATAGAGCTAGTGCTATTATTGATGTAGCTAATTGATCCTGTAGGTGGTACTGCTTGTAGGTTTTGGTTGTAAATACCGTGCTCCATTACGGAAGCCTTTAGTTCTTCCCAGTCCTTTTTCTTTGGGATACGAATCTTTGCATCCTTAAATATCTGAGCAACCTTCTCTGTAGCTGGCTCCCATTTCTGCTGGGTGTACTTATCAAAGAAAGATCCATCTGCATACTTAGACTTTTTAAATCCATCAAATGGTGACTTAGTCTCGATAGCAATCTTGTTAGATGCCTTTAAGGCGTAGTACAATACTGTCAAGAAATAGATATTAGTAAAGTCAACTGACTGCTCATCACCATAGTACATTTCTTCCTTGCCAAAGTAGCCGTGGAGGTTCATCTGACCAAGACCAATTGCACGAGACTTCTTGTTGCCCTCAGCTACTGACATTACGGAATCAATGTATGACTGCTCAGATACAGATGTAAGTGAACGAATGGCAACTTCAATAGTTTTTTCAAAGTCTGGAGACTCCATAGCCTTGGCAATGTTTAGTGAGCCTAGGTTACAGGAAATATCCTTACCAATTTTTTTATAAGACATATCGTTGTTGTATGTAGTAGGTGTATTTACCTGAAGGATCTCAGAGCAAAGGTTAGACATGTTGATGCGGCCTTCAATTGGGTTCTCCTTGTTTACAGTGTCTTCATAAACAATGTAGGGGTAGCCTGATTCAAACTGTAGCTCTGCAATCTTCTCGAATAGTTCACGAGCTTTGATCTTGCTCTTGCGAATGCGTGGGTCATCTACCATCTCGTGGTACAGTTCTGTAACAGAGATGTCACTCATTGGCTTTCCATATACTCTCTCTACATCGTATGGGGAGAATAGGTACATGTCTTCATTAGTCTTAGCTAGTTCAATAGTAATGTCTGGAATAACTACCCCCAAACTTAGAGTCTTGATTCGAGTCTTCTCGTCAGCGTTTTCCTTTTTAGTATCCAGGAACTTCATAATGTCTGGGTGGTGAGCGTTTAGGTAAACCGCACCTGCACCCTGACGAGCACCTAGCTGGTTGGCGTAGGAGAATGCATCCTCAAGCATCTTCATTACTGGAATAACTCCAGAAGACTGGTTCTCAATCTTTTTAATTGGAGCACCATGCTCACGAACGTTTGTAAGGTTAAGACCTACACCACCGCCACGCTTTGATAGCTGTAGGGACGAAGTGACTGCACGTGCAATTGATTCCATGTTATCTTCAACACGTAGCAAGAAACAAGAAACAAACTCTCCACGCTGCTTCTTGCCTGCATTAAGAAAAGTTGGTGTTGCTGGCTGAAAACGACCAGAGATAATTTCATCTACTGTGTCTTTAGCAATTTGCTCATTACCACGTGCAAGCATTAGTGCGTTCATTACTACACGATCTTCAAAACGTTCTAAGTAGCGTTCTCCATCAAAAGTTTTTAGTGCGTATGAGGTGTAGAACTTATAGGCACCAACAAATGTTGGGAATCTAAACTTATAGGAGTAAGTCTGTTTAAATAAGTCTTTAACGAACTCATCAGAATACTGGTCAAGAACACTCTGATCATAGTACTCATTCTCCACTAGATAGTGAAGCTTTTCCTCAATTGAGTGAAAGAATACGGTATTTAGGTTTACATGGTCTAAGAAGTAGGCTTTGGCTGCCTCTTTGTCCTTGTCAAACTGAATCTTGTTGTCTGCATCATACAGATTAAGCATGGCATTAAGCTCATGATAGCTATAGCTATTGTTCGTTGTCATATAATATCCTCATTCTTTCTTTAACCTTTTCTAGGTCTTCTGGTGTGCCAAATATTTCTATTCTGGCAATTACTGGTACCCCAGTTTTTCTTGAGATCAAGTCTGCAGCTTTGCAAAAATGTTCTCCAAAATTTGTGTTTCCAAATCCTACGATTCCACGTAGCTTGTTCCTATTTTCAGGAACGTTTAAAAATCCTCTGACTTGCCTGGGAATGGCTGATCGCTCAGAACCTCCACCATAAGTTGGTACAAATAGTACATAGTCATTACGAACCACAAGGTGACTACCCCCAGGCCCAGGATCGATAGGAATCCTAGTAGCATTATTAGTTCCATTAGTTAATTTCTCCACGAATCTTTTTGTATTCCCTGAATAATTTGAGAAATATACTATATCGATAGACATTTATTATACCTCTCTTTTTATTTAGGGGATAGACAAGGGGAGAGACCAGAAGCCTCTCCCCAAGATCTATTTTACCACATGTATTACTTTACTAGCTTAACCTTCTTGTTTGGGTTAGCTTTGTTCCAACGCTTTGCAAGCTTGTTGAATCTATCCTTAGTTACAGTTGCAGCTGTTAGAGCTGCAAGCTGTGCCTGTAGTGCAACAACTTGTCCAGCAAGATCTGCAACAGAGATGTTTGAAACAACTTCAGTTGCTGGTTTTGCAAGACCTGTTACAGCAGTTGCAGTAATTGTGTTAGCAATTACAGTTGTTCCTGCGGTTGCAGGTGCAGTTAGAGTTGCCTCGTAACGCTTGTCAGTTGCATCATAAGAAAACGCACCAATTGATCCACGAATTACTGTGGACGAAATGCTTGCGTTAGTTACAGCATTACCAAAAACGTCAGTTACAAGTGCAGTAATCTCTACAGCAGCACTTAGGTTTGCAACTGTTGGAGCAGATACTGCTAGGTTGTATGCAGGACCTGCGGTACCCTTAACGTAGTAAGTTGTTGTGTTGTTGTTTGCAGTTACAGCAACAGTACCAGTTTCAGTAGTGGTTGTGTAAACATAAACATCAGCAGTTGTACCTGTACCAGTTGGGATTGTTGCTGTAGACACTCCAGAGTCGACCTTTACGATGGTAGAACCAGAAGTAACAGCTGTGACAATCTTAGCATTGGTAGCAGTTACAGTTACATTGCTTCCAGCAGTTACACCAGACAATGCAATACGCAATGCATTAGCAGAGCTTACGTCATTGTTTGAAGGAACTGGGAGAGCAATTGCACTTGCAGAGGAAGTTCCTGCAGAGGCTGGAGACGCTCCAGCAACCGTTAGTGTAGCGGATGATGCATTAGCAGGGCCAGCAACAAGCATGGTTCCTACTAGAGCTACTGCAGAAGCAATAGCAATTAGTGGCTTCTTTAATGAAGTCATATTTTTGTATCTCCTTGTTTTATATTAGATTAAATCTATCCAGGTAGTCCTTGACATTCTCAGGGATAGGTTTATATTCTATCACGTTGTCCTGGGGCTTGTCAAGCTGTTTTGGACGATCTTTATATGTATGAATCTCAATCTCTTGATTGAGGTTTTTTGGAGTATGTGAAATAGCTCCAAAGACTGCACCACACACGGCATCCGCCAAGTCCTTAGAAGACTTTCTTGGGTGGTCAACTCTATTATTCTTAACAATCTTAAGTTCTGTTAGTTCTTCAAACAACAAGTCAATTGCTGGCATAGCCAAACGCTCTTCGTAAATCAACATGGCCATATCTTCGTAATGCTTTTTTGCAACTGAAACTGTATCTGTTTTAATACCTATTTGCTTTAACTCGTTCTGAATATCAAATGATTGCCAACGGTCAAAGGAAACCATTCCAATATTAAATCCTACCCTACGAAGATTTTGAATCCACTGTTTTACTTCTGACAGGTCAACAGGACCTTCTGTTTTTGGTTCCCACCAAGCAACTGCATCAACAATTACTATTGGAGCAACTTGCTCATAATCTTTCATTACCTGAATGTTTACAAATTTTTCTACGTGTGCGATTGCAACTGCACATTTGTCGTGTCGTTGAGCAAGGTCAGCATGAACATAGTAAACTTTGTCTGGGTTAGGCTTAAACGTTTCGTCAAACCTTCTAAAATGATCAAGTGGATTTCTAAGTGTCATTGCATTTTGAACTTTATCACGCTGTTTAAAAAATGCATCAGATGCAAAAGTTGGAATGCATGCAAATCGTTGCATAGCATCTCCTAAATCAGTAAAGAATGCATTCCTAAAATCATCAATTTTTCGAGTTGGATTAACTACCCAAGTGGGTCTTTTAATAGCAAACACTCCAGGATACTTATATGAAACAATAGTGTCTTCATCCCACTCAATCTTTAAAGAATTACCGTCAGTATTTTCTGGAAGATCTGGATTCATAATAAAGGTATGTGTTTTTGTTATAACTTCTTTTTCAGCAACTACTGCATCATACCTTTGAGAAATAAAGTCTCCAGGAAAACGTGGGAAGGACAGCAAGGCAACCTTGCCCAAGTCTGGAAAACGAGAATCAACTGATGCACGGAAGGCTTTATAAATATTGTCTGCAGTTTTGCCCTGGTCATTTCCTGTACCAATCTCTGTAGCAAAACCAGAAATTTCATCTAGCACGGCAAGGATAAGGTTTAGACCCTCATGAGATTCTCGCTCTGAGTGACCAGAGTAAACCGTAATAGACTTATCAAACTCAATAGACTCTGCCTTTGGATTATACTTTCCTGCAAACCAGGGAGATCTTTCAATCTTGCTTTTAAAACCTTTAAAGAAAACGTTCTTGGCCTGCTGGGCGTTAATAGCAACGTTAATAATGTCAATAGCATCTCCTGCTGGCTTGCCAAAGTACCTAGCAGGATCTTTTAGGCAGAGTAATTTATACACAATGTATGCACAGGCAACTGTTGAAACAAAGTCCTTACCACTACCCTTGCCAAGCTGCAGAATGACTTCATTCTTTGTATACTTCTTATAGTACCTTCTGCCCTCCTCTGATCCCAAAATATCAACAAGATCTTCAAGCCTATAAATTTGACTCATTGCCTCGACAATGTCATATTGAATTTCAGATAGAGGTGGCTGACCAAGGTAGTCTGAAGACTCAACAAACGTCTTAGCGTCTACTGGAGTTTCCTCAAAGTTGTCGTTCTTAAGTGCTTCTAAAAAATCATCAAACATTATTCATGCACAATCGTAATTACTTGTTTTTCTTTTGCTACCTCAGAAAGTCTACGCATAATTTCATCACGAATCTCTGGGTGCTCTGAAGCTACGTCTCTCAAAATATTAACAAGGACTCCTTGCTTTCTTTCAATCTCTAGCATTTCTTCTGCTAACTCTTTGTTTTCTAAGAGCCCAGCCTTTTGTAGCATGTCAATACGTCTACCCTCAATGTCTAGCACCAACTTAATTGCTGCAGTCTTAGCGGATAGATTTGCTGTCGTAGTGGCGTCCTCGATAACTTCATAAGCCTTTTGAATAAGTTTATTGTAGTGCGTATCTGCACCAACTAATGCCTCTTTCGCACGAGCACGAATTGCAGAATTGTCTGCAGCCATTGACCGCCACTCATTAATATAAGCCACGACCTTTTGCCTAGGCATAGCTAGCTCTTTAGAAATCTGAGTCTCGTTAACTCCCTGCAGATATTTCTCTACAACCTTGTTAACTTCATCAAGATGCTCTACCGTTAAATCTTCAAACGACACGCTTAGCCCTCTTTCGTCTTGTTGGAACACGCTTAACACGTTCCTGCTTAAAGGATCTAAATGCTGAACAAACGCCACGACTAATCTCAAAGCAATCTATCCAGTTTGCCCCAGTATTTTTATTTGTAGTTACACCAATAAACTTAAAGCTAGAGCCATACTCACCTTTAATCTTAATTATATCACCTGCGTGAATAGCGAATCCGTCAATCTCTACATATGGCTCAGTGGAAAAGTGAGTTGGCTTGGCAGGCACAGCATTACGCTTTGGCATTTCTTTCCTTTGCAATCTTTAAAAGTATTAAATAGCCCAAAAGGTCGTCAATTTCATTGTCCCCTGGCCAGTCGTGACCGTTCTGTATGCGTGACAGCTTATCATCAATACGAACAAGAAGTTGCTCTACATTGTCTGCTTTTGAAAATATTCTTGATGGATGCAAAGCTGAATCTCCATACGATCTGTTCTTAGAAATTAGCAATTCTTTTACTTGATCTGAAACTCTTGCAATATCTTTTTCTGTTTGTGAACTCATCTTCTAGACTTTCTTAATCCGAATTTAGCCAAATATACGTAAATTGTTTCTACGCTAGTGTTACACTCTTTTGCAATCTGCTCTGGAGTCTTTTTATCAAAGTGATATCTTTTTTTAAGCCAGGCTTCGCTTGTATATAATTTAATAGCCATTACTTTGTTAGCCTTTCCCAGTTGTTAATAGCCCAGTGACCAATGCCACAAGCATCTGCCACATCATTATCTTCTATCTGTTTATCATAGTAAGTATTTACAAACTTAATTGTTTTTTGTTTCCTAAGTTCTCTTTCGTATGACTTGTACCAAGCTTTAGACTTATCTGGAAATTCAGCTACGATATCTTGTTTTTCTTTAGTGGTAAGTCTTTTGTTTCCTATATAGCTTTGCCAAGTAATTGGATTCACAGCCCCTGCAATCTTTATGTTATTGATTCCTGCTGCACCAAGAATGGCACCTTGAACAAGTGCTAGGTCTGCTGCTGTTTTTGGACTATTCATAAAGACTGTGTGCTCAATTACAATTGCATCTACGATATCATACATCTTAAAAAAAGAATTTAATTTTTTGCAAGCATCTGAAACTTTTTCGTAATTAGTTTTACCAACAAAATTAATCTTGCCTGTAGAAATAAGAGAACTGTTATTAAAAATTGCAAATGCCATACTGTTTGTGCTAGCATCAATTGCAAAAACTGTTGCTGGTTTATTAATTTCCTTCAGATTCAGCTTCATTTATTAACCTCTTAATTTCTTTAAACTTTAAATTAACTTCTTTGATGTTTATACTACACCTGGCACACAGTGTGTCATCATTATAAATAGACAACGACGAACCACATCCACCAGAACAAAGTCTAACCTTTTTTTCACGATTTTTAATTTTTAAAAACTTGTGACGCTCTGCTATTTTTTCTTTTGTTGCTTCTTCTCTACAACTTATTGAACAATAAATTTGATAAGAAACAGCTGGACTAAACTGCTTGTTACACCAATCACACGACTTCACTCAATGCCTCCAGGGATTTGATCTTAATAGACCCCGTCCCTGCATCAGCACATACTTTGAATAGTGGACAAGTTTTACAAATCTTAGAATTAGATCTGTAGTTTTTTGTTGGAAGAGTTTTGTCTTCCCATGCTTTACGCACGTCACGCATCCATTGGAATGCACCGTCTACCCATTGACGATAATAATCATTTACCTCTACTGGAATAACCAGTAGCTCATGATTATTTTTGTTTTCATAAATTAGCACTGCTCTTTTTTTGCCAAGAATCTTCATGTAGATTAGCAACTGAATCAAATGTCCAGTCTTAGCCTTGCCAACCTTTTTACGATATTCGAATCCCTCGTTCATCATCGTTTTAATTTCTCCAAGCAGGTCTTCTCCTGCCCATTCAAGAATTACGTCTCCATATCCAAAGATTGGGGGGTCGTTGTTAACAATCTTGAATTCAGCGTCTTTAAGAATTTCTGCATCTGCCATAGCCTGTTGGATTCGCTCATGCGACTTTGTTCCAGCAGTCATGTTGGCACCGCCATAGGCGTCTGCGTTATCCTCAAACACTGCACCATCAAAAGCTAGGTACCAGTACCTTGGACATTCTCCATGACTATATGCAATAGTTGATGGAGCAAAGGTCTTCTTTTGCTGAAACTTTGGACCTCTTTTAGCGATGTATCCGTGTTGGATCTTTTCAATTAGCTCTTGATTGTTTAAGAAAGATGGTGCATTTTCTATTTTCTTTACCATAACCTGTTGCAATAAATTTTTAGTCATTGTATTCTCTTTTCTATATCGTTCTATTATACCATCAACGAATGATATATTTCAAGGCAGAAACAAGGTTATTTATTGACTCTGCGGCTGTGTAGTATATGTTTTTCTTTGGTCTGTCAGACTTATCAACGTTAGTAAGCCATGTAGCTCTAAAGGCCATCTTTGCTGCAATAGCCTGAAGTCTAACTATCTCAATAGTCGCTACCTGCAAAGGAATGTCTGGCCTAACAATAAGCTTAGCAATAGTAGTTAAAGCCTGAGTTAGCTCTTCATCTTGCATGTAGTCTGCAATTTCTGCAAGACCATTAATTGATTCAATTGTTGTTTGTTGCTGCTCCATTATTCCTCCAGTAGTTGTTCTAATAGTTCAAGCTCTATAATAGCAAGCCTTGTTTTTGAATTACCCTCACCCAGCACAACAATTATTGCTGGATCTGCCTTAGACTTCATTGCATCAGTAACTGCTTTTGCCCAGTTATCTTGATTAACAGTAAAGCCTTTTGGGTATTCTTTAAAGTCTACAACAAAATTTTTCCAAGTTGCGTCACCCTTTTTGGTATTGCGACCTGAATTCTTGTGCTGTTTTGCACCAATTCTTTTTGACTCACCACGCTCACTCATAGTCACTCTTTTTCTTTCTAGGTACATATAAGTTTACTTTAGAAATGTGCTTTTGAGAACACTGCCAAGTAAGGTCTTTTGTGTCATGCCACAGCCTTAGCTGAGCAACTTTTTCTCCACAACGCTGACAAATAAATATCCCAGGGTAGTGGCTAAACGGTTTATTGTTCACTCAAAACCTTGCTTCTAATTGACTCTTGCAAATCTAAGTCTTCACGTACACGAGCAACAAAAGCATCTCTTCCTTGAAGCTTTGTTCCATCTTCAAGCTGATACCATGCACCAGTTCTGTTGATAACTCCTAGCATTTCTGCAGTATCTACTAAATCACCAATTTCATCAATTCCAATTAGACCTCCACGATAGTAGAAGTCATATTCAGCAGAATCTCCTGGTGCAGATGTTTTAGAGTTTTGCACTTCCCACCTTACTTTTCTACCAACCTTTTGTTCAATCAACTTGTCTCCAACCTTAATCTTACCCTTGATAGAATTAGCATCAGAGCCAGAAGAAAATAACTTTACAATTGTTGATGACATAAACTGAGTGGTAAGGCCACCAGTTGGAACAGACTGCGTATACATTGCAGTAATGTTATTTCTTGCTTGAGAGATTGCAAGAATCAAAGCAGGCTTTTCACGATTGTTTGCCCAGTTAAGCATTAACCATGCATGCTTGAGATCTTTAGACTCTGCACCAATTTGTTTGGTCTGATCCAAAGCCTTTAGCTCTTCAGAATCTTTTTCAAAGTAAACTGCAGGAAGCAAAGAACTAATACTGTCAATTACAATTAGGTCTACGCCAGCAGTTAAAAGTGCAACACCAACATCAACCATATCGTTGATGCTTCTTGCTTCTGAATAAATTAACTTTTCAGTATCTACTCCAAGTTTTTTAGCCCACTCTTCGTCATAAGACATCTCAGCATCAATCCAGGCACAAAGCTTTCCTTCTTTTTGTGCCATACCTATTGTCTGTAGACAAAGAGAAGACTTTGCACTAGACTTACTTCCCCAAAGCAAAACTTGTCTGCCATATGGGAACCCACCACCTAATGCACGATTAAGTCCAGCACTTGGGGTTGGTTGCATTTCTGTCTGAATGCCTACCCCTGCCGTAATTCTTTTCCTAAGCTTTGGATCTAGTTTTGCTAAAGCTTCTTCAATAGTTGTCATTAAAACTTTACCCCATGCATTTCTGGTCTAGTTTCGTTAATTTGTGTTTTCTTTTTTACTGCATAGTCAAGAGATATATTGGTATATCCATTTTCTACTAAGCCAGCGTATAGGTCAAGAGTTCTAATGATAATATCTGCCATCTCATCAGCAACTTCCTCTTCTCCCTTATCTTTACGAATAGCTTCCATTACCTCTACAGCCTCTGACACAATCATCATTAATTGCTTAGTAATAAAAATATCATCAACGTCTTCTGGCCAAAAGCCTTTCTTTACTGCAGTTTCGTGCAGTCGTTCACAAAGATCATCAAATTGCATTTACATCCTCCATTATCGTTGTTCCATCTTTGGTTTTACCAAAACTAAATTTATAAGCATTGCCTTCTTTGACTTTCATATAGGCAGTAGCAAAGGCTGTTGGAAATACTGTAACTGAATGCAGCTCTCTTGCAACATCTGCCAAAGTTAGAGACGCCATTTTCTTTCCAGCTTTGGTTACTCTTGGCTTAAATGAAACAACGTACATCTCTTCTTCTTTGTATGGCAATTGCTTATAATTTAAAAACTTAACCAGTGCATTATCGCTACCCTTGACTTCATCAATTGGAACTGCAGAAACTATTCTATTATCACTAGCTAGCAAAATATAGGTTCGACCTGGTTCGATAATTGTTTGCTCTTCATCAAAAATACCAACGCTACCAGTTTTATCTAAGATCTCTACACGAGACCATCCTTGGCCACGCTTAATACTCTTTACCATTCCCATAAGAATAAACGCACCTTTTTCCTCAAAGTCTGAGACGTCATTAATAAATGCGTAAAAGTGATTGGGAATGTCTATATTAAACTCTGGCAGGTTTAGGTATTCGTAAAGATTTTGACGAACCTCTTCATCGTTCCTTGGGTTATCTGGGAACGTTGCACCACCAATAGCACGCAAGGCAGCAAGAGCACGTGAGTTAACTCCATTGCCTTTTCCAAAAGTAAACTCTTCAAGATCTTTATATGAGGCAAAAGGTCTTTGAGAAATATACTTGCTTGCAATGTTATCGCTAATATACTTAATTGCAGTAAGTCCAAATCTAATTGCCTTGCCCTCAATCTTAAAGTCAGCATCTGACTCATTGATATGAGGAAGCCTAATTGGAATATTCATACGCTTGGCTTCAATTAGATACTCTGTTCTAGCATCCTTATCTTTTTCATTTTTAAGAATAGAATACATAAACTCAAGAGGGTGATAATACTTTAACCAAGCTGTCCAGTAAGAAAGAGTTGAATAGGCAACAGCGTGAGACTTATTAAAGGAATACCCAGCGTGAGCCTCAAAGTCCGTCCACAGGTCTAGTGCAGCGTTAGGAGTGAGGAATCTAGAAGCCCCAGATACAAACTTATCCTTAAACTGGTCAAACTCTTTTGCATCTTTTTTCTTACCAATAATCTTACGAACCTTGTCAGCTTCAACCATTGTCATTCCACCAAGCTCTGTACATGCTTGCATAACCTGTTCTTGATATAGAATGCAACCATATGTTTCTTGAGTAAACGCTTTCATTACTTGGTGGTGATAGGCAATGTTTTGTCTACCGTGCTTTCGAGCAATGTAGTCTTTTCCAATTGTATTAGCAGCACCTGGACGAACTAGTGCATTAGATGCAGCAAGTTCTGCAAAACTCTTTACTCCCATCTTAATTAACAGGTTTGTGTATGGCGTGGCTTCACATTGGAATACACCCTTGGTATAGCCAGACGAAAGCATGTCATATATGTTTTTATCTTCCATGTCAATCTTAAGCAAATCAATTTTTTGTCCTGATCTATCCTCAATAATATCTAAGGTGTCACGCAACACAGACAAGGTTTTAAGTCCTAGAGCATCAATCTTAATTAGACCAATACGTTCAGCCTCTTCCATGTCTACAGCAACTACAGGAATACGACCGCCAGATCCTGGAGAAGTTCTGGTTTCCATAGGAGCAAACTTAAAAATTGGAGACTTAGAGGTTACAACACCAGCAGCATGAATTCCTGTACCACGAATACGACCACGAAGCTGATCTCCATACTTTTCAATCTCAGGATACTTTTCACGGAACCAAGCAGCTTGCTTAGAGTTGCAGTAATCATCCCAAGTGTCAACAACCTTCATAACCTTGTTAACGTCTGTTAGCGGAATATGCAAAACACGAGCAATATCTCTAACTACACCCTTGTCTTTAAACTGCAAGAAAGTTGCAATAGATGCTACGTGACGATATTGACGAACTAGGTAGTCCTTTACTTCTTCACGACGGTTGTCTTGAATGTCAGTATCAATATCTGGGAAGTCGTTACGCTCTGGATTAATAAAGCGGAAAAACAAAAGTCCGTGAATAATTGGGTCAATGTCTGTAATCCCCAAGGCATAGCAAAGAAGAGATCCTGCTGACGATCCACGTCCTGGGCCAACCATAATTCCTTCTTGTTTCGCCCAGTTAATCATGTTACGGACTACGAGAAAGTATGGTCCAAACTTTTTGTTCTTAATAACCTCAAGCTCTTCATTAAGTCTTGCAAGGTATTGGTCATTATAAACACCACGAGCCTTCAGACCCTCTGTAGCTAATTCTAATAGCTCACCGTCTGGGTCTTGATACTGAACTGGCAACAGGTTAAGGTTATCTTTGATTTCGTAATCAGTTATTTTGTTAGCAATTTGATGTGTAGCTTCATACATATCTTCACGATCAATACCCTGAGCCTTCATGGCGTTATGCATTTCTTCATCAGACAAAAGGTGAATGTCATACTCAGTAAATGAGATATCTCTATCTCCATAAAGATAGTTTAGCTTGTCTACAAGATTGTCATACTTAACAGATTTTTCATAAGTTGAATCTTTTTGAACCTTGTTAGAATAAGTATTAAGAATTAGTTTAAGTTCCTGGATTTCTTTTTGTCCAGTATGGGCGTGATGACAGTCTGGAGTAACTACTGGAGTAACTCCAAATTCATCTGCAAGTGCTAGCAGCTGCTTGTTTACTTCTGGTGGATTGTGTGGCATTACTTCGATATAGAAATCATCTTTAAAAACACGCTTGTGCCATTCAATAATACGCTTTGCTTCTGCAAACTCTTCTGCCTCAATCGCTTTTGCTAGGGCACCAGAGAGGCACCCAGAAGTAATAATAATTCCCTCTGAGTACTTCTCTAGCACCTCGTAGTCAATGCGTGGCTTCTTGTAGAACCCCTCTGTCCACGCAATTTCGTTAAGCTTGTTTAGATTTTCAAGCCCAACTTTGTTCTTGGCAAGAAGGATAACGTGGTTGTACACGAGATCAAGAGGACCTTGTCGCTCCTGCTTATCACGCTGGTCAAAACGATCTTCTGTGATATATCCTTCTACACCAAGAATTGGTTTGATGCCTGCCTCTTTGGCAGCACGATACATTTCTCTATGACCAGATAGCGAACCATGGTCAGTAATTGCCAATGCAGACATACCCAAGTCTTTGGCACGAGAGATGTACTCTTGAGGAGTAGCAATCCCATCAAATAGAGAATAGTGCGTGTGAACATGCAAACCAACGTATGACATATGCCTACCTACTACCAGTCAATGTTAGAGGTAGCGGATCCAGATGGTCCATCAAAGCCCAAGTAGTAGGCTTCCTGCTCAGCATAAGGAATCTTGCTCAGAGCCATCTCTAGTGGGAATGGCTCAAACGCTGACCAGTCAAATGGCTGTGCATCTGGTGATGTTGGAATTAGTGTGTAGCTGGTTTCAGTCCCCTGGCCATTACGCTTTAGCTTCCACTGTAGGTTTGAAATGCTACCAGTCTCTAGTGCATACTCACGAATTGTGTTAAACGAAGACTGCTTGCTTACACCCATAGACCAAATAGCAACGTACGGTGCCTCAATACCATCATCTACAATAACATTGCAGTAGAAGCGTAGACGTGCTCGCCATCCTGCCTTTGGATCCTTGCGGTGCATTTCTTCTGCCCAGTCACGACCCTCTGTCTCCATTGTGTCTACGGCCTTGCGACGGTAGTCCTTTGGATTTGTGTGCTCCTTAACAACAAGAGCGAGTCCACGTGACTCTGCATAGTTAGCACTCTCTTCGTCTAGCTCTTCAACAAAACGAATCTTTACTGACTGGCCATCAGCAAGCTTTAGCCACTTTACCTTTGTTCCAGTTCCTTCATACTTTGGCTTATCAAGTAGTGCATTGATATTCTTTAGCCCTCTAGTTACACTCATTTTTTCTCCTATATTTCTGTGATTTTTAGTTTAACATAGCGAGTATGGTTTTGTCAAACGATGACTCAATATTTTTGATATCTTCGTCTGCCATATCGCCAATGTCTTTGTATTGTTTATCTAGTTGTACTACAGAAACACGAGATCCAAGACTTTCAAGGATTTTATTTTTCATGTTTCCGCCTGCTTCATCATTGTCTGCAATAACGTAAATGTTATTGAAGTATTTTTGTAGTAGGTCTATTTGGTAGTTAGACACATTTGCACCTAACGTAGCTACCGCTGGAAATCCGCATTGGTCTAGTCTAATTGCATCAAACGATGACTCAACAACATATACCTTGCTTGAAGTCTTTACACGGTGAAGATTAAATAAAACTTTGCTCTTTGGCAGTCCAGGAGTATTTTTAAAATCCTTGCCCTCAATAGATCTACCAACAAAGCCGATCTCCATGCCATCTGGAGAGTGTACTGGTATTGTTACCATGTCTTGCTTTTCAGAAAATCCCAAAGCAAACTTCTTGACAGAGTCGTCACTGATTAATCTGCCAGAATAGTATCGCATAGCACGTGGTGACTCTAGAGCTTGCTGATTAAGTCTTTTGATTATTACCTGATCGAACTGGATATACTCTGGCTTTACAATTAAAGCTTTTGTTAGCTGCTGCTCAATATCTTTAGTGCCAGACTCTTTGCTTTTAATAAAACGCTCTGACTCAAAGTATGTCCTTCCAGACATGTGCATAACAACCTCTGTTAGGTCTGCATGCTTCTGGCAAGAAAAGCAAAAAAACATGCCAGTAGTTTTGTCAATTTCTCCTGCTGGAGTTCTAGAGTTATTGTGAAATGGACAAAAGACAATATAGTCTGCGTCTAACTCTCTATCTACGCTAATACCAATACCAGAAAGAACACGCTTCACTTGCTCTTCTGTATATTGATTAGCAAAGTGTCTCTTGTTACCCATTTATTCTCCTGATATATTTAGTATTTGCAATGTATGTTTGCGTATTAATATTATACACTAAAAGTTAATTATCTTCAAAGTCTTTGTACTTGTAGTATCCCTTGTCAAAGTCTGCCTGTACTAAGAACTCCCCCATGTATCCATTACGGTTCTTTCTAAAGACACACTCAATAATATCTGAGTTAGAAGCTCTACCAAGTGCTAGCACCCAGTCAGCATCATAAGCAATCTGTCGTGACCATGCTGTCTGTCCAAGTGTAGGAACAGTGTCTAACTTGGTAACATCATCTGGAGTTGCAGACGAAATAGCAATAATAGGAACTTCTTCAGAAATAGCCATCAGCTTTAGCTCACGAGAAAGGTTCTTCATTCGAACAGTTTCGTTATCAGACTTCTGGTTTGGAGACATAAGCTGTAGATAGTCTACGATAACAAAGTCTGGACGGTACTGATCAATCTTGCCACGCAATACTGATGGATTTACGTCACCACCAGAGTCATTAGAAATAATATGAAACTCTGGCTTACCTGCTACCTTATTCTCATGCCATCTTTTTAGCATGTCAATCTCAATCTCGCCAGAAGATAGTTTACGGTGTGACCAAACACCCTCACCCATAATTGTAAAGGCACGATTACGAACCTCTGTCTCTGACATTTCAAGGCTAACCACCATTGGAGACTTGCCTTGCTTCCATGCTTGAACTGCAAAGTAAAGGGATAGCCAAGACTTACCAATGCCAGGATAGGCTAGAAAGACTCCAAGCTGCCCTGGCATAATTCCTGAAGGCAAGTAGTTGTCAAAGCCTGGTAGGCCTGTTTTAATGCCACTGAGGCCTAGCTCTGCCTGTTTCTGTGCATTTTCATAATAGGTAACTGCTGACTGTAGATCAGTTAAGTCAATATCACGAATGGCTGACGTATTCTTTTTTAGCTCTGACGTCTTAGTAATTAAAGACTCAAGAACTTCTACGCTCTTACCATTTTGAATATCACTTGCAGCATTCATAAGAATGTCTTTAAGACTATTATTTAGGTACTCACCCTGTAGCTCTTCAAGGTGGTGCTTTGTTGATCCAATACCAGCTACAGGAGCAAAGTCACGGTACTTTTCAACTACAAGGTCAACTGGTGGAAGAATGCCATTATTGTCAAAGTAAATACGAACAAACTGCCAGATATCTTTGTGCGTACGTAACAGGTCTTCAACATTTGCCTGCAACAATACGTGCATCTGTTTATCTTCTAAAACTGCACTAATCAGTTTGTCTTCAGTGCTAGCCATTCAGCCATTCCTTCGCTTTCTTTCTTCTTTCAATTCTATCAAATCTGTCTTGCTCAGACAACTTCCTGTTTAATAATATTTGGTCTGCAAAATTTGAAAAGTACTTCCAGTCTGGTTTAGCAGCGTTTTCAAAGTAATACTCCAATAGGTCATAGCACATTTCTAGTGTGTAAGATTCAATCAGAGCATCAGCAGCCCATTGCTCTGCCCACATGTTATAGCTTGGCTTTGCACCATACTTGTCTTTGTAGTGCTTGTCAAATCTGCTTAGCAAAGCCATGCGGTCTTTGCGATCTGCCATTACTGCTCGATTTCTGCTGCAGCTTCTTTTACTTTTTCTGCCAGCTTATTTTCTACAAAGCTGTAAACACGCTCAAAGGCGTCGTTAATTGTTTCTCCATCACGCTTGGCATCTACGATACCCAAGTCAAGTCGCAATGACTGAAAGTTTCCTAGATTTAGCGTGTAACCAAGTGTTACTGTAACCTTAGTTTCTTCGTTATTCATACCCACATACCCTTCTGAAATATGTTAAATTGATTCTGACCAGACTGGGATAAAACGTCCATCTTCAGTCTTCGTATAAGTTAGTATACCATCACCCATACGTCTTGTCAACTCTTGATTTGTTGGTGTTAAGTTGTTTGTTACAAGGCCATCTTTACGTGCCTTGCCTATATGGATGGATGCTAGTATATCACGAATTTCTTTAACTTGCGATTCTGAGTAATAACTTCTTACCTGCCATCCAGTATCTCCACCTTTTTGAGACCCCATTGGTTTTGGGATTATTCCTCTTTTCATTAAGGATGGCATATACTTTTTATGACGATTAACTAATTTAGCAGTCTCTCCAACCGTATAGGCACGCTCACGATTTCTTTTAAAATCAGATATTAAACAAGTTTCTAGCCTATCTTGAATAATATTATAAACAGTTATAGTACCAGCTGATCTAGTTATATGATGTGGTCTAACAAGATCATTATTTAAAAACCAAACTTTTTGGTTTCCTTTAACGATAGGCTCTTCGTTATACTTATTCGAAGTTATAGTTTCTTTTGAAGTCTGCATGGCATTAGTTTGGAACTCCAATAACAAGCAAGTTTACTGATGTTGATACCGTACCGCTTTTATTAAAGCGAACAACGCCACTAACGCTAGATGTGTTAACGTCTGTAATCACAACAGTTACGTCTTCTCCAGCTTGAGTTCCACCAACGTTTACTGGAGTTGCTGTTACGACTGGGCTATACTTAAAGTCAGCACCATATCTATAGATGAACGGTTCTACGTCTAAAGCGTTGACATTTCTTCCGCTAACTACTGGTGCAATACCTGCAACAATTCTGGCATCAGAAGTTTTAATATTTTGCTTGCCTGCAGACACAGTATCAACTGTAGTGTACTTGTATGTTGCAGAAGAGACTTGATCAGAAACCTGGTTTAAAGCATTTGTAATCTGATAGATATAGGCAACGTCAATAGGTTGTCCACGTTCTGGTAAAGGTACTTTTGGCATGGTTCTATTATATCACTATACAGTAGTCTTTGGGGTTTGAAAAAGAGTTAGGACAGAGGCTGTTGGATAGTTTTCTTTAGTTTTTTGATATGTTGGTCTTTGAACAGCAACTTCAACATGCTTAACAACTTCTGTACCACCACCAGGTGCTGGAATACTAGTAGGAAAAGCAAAAAGCTGATTGCTTGTAGGGGTATTTGTAACAAAGGCCCATGGATAATTAGTTAAGTTGTCTGTTCCATTTCCAATCCATCTTATAAAAACATCATAATTACTAAGCCCTAGTTCTGGTTTTGGATTCCAAGCAACTGTTACAAGCTTTGCAGAATTATTTACTGCAATACTATAGTCTAATAATGTTGTGACTGGTGCAACAAGATCTACTATTGGAGACCACGAAGAAAATCTATTTCTATCTTCAGAAACAATCCTATACCTAACGCTATAAGAAACTGTGTTAGCATCAACAGGAGGAAGTTCATTTTTAAAAATAGTAACTTTTGTAATTCCAGGATCTGCCACTATGTCACGTCCACTATAAATCTAAACTCTATAAAGTTGCTTGTGTTGGGGGCTTTAACAATGCTTGTTGCTGAACCATTTTGAACAATAGAATATCCAGTCATACCATAAAGCACATTTTGTGTTTGGACATTGTCAAGTCTTAGTGCATCTAAAGCAACATAATAGTTAGAAGATGGAGCTCCATTCTTAAATACGGAGGCATATACCTTTACCACTTCAACAGCATTCCAGTTAAAACCTGCTGTTCTAAATAGCCCCTGCAACTCTGTTGAGGCAACTATAAATCTATTTTTTTGAAAATCATATTGTCCAGCTCCAGTTCCATTATCTAAATTAATCTGGAATCTTGCAAATTGTCCACCACCAAGAATGTCAGTTGTGGAAAAGTCTACAACAATTCTTACTGAGTCAGGCTGCACCAGGTCTGCTCCATCTTTATTTACAACAGAAAATGCAAGTTTTAGCAAATCTGCTGGAGAGTTTCTTGTAAGATCATAACCTTTTCTATTAAGATGAATGTGACTTGAAGATGGTGATATTAAAAGTTCTTGTGCTTCATTAGTTTTAACTGCCTGACCGCCAGAAACATAAGATGTGGTTGTTGCATTTGCTCTAGTAAAAGTTGTAGCATTTGTTACTGTAATTGCCGAGCTTGTGGCATTATACCCAGATGGGTTGATGCCTGTAATAGTTACAGTATCTCCAGTTGCAAATCCGTGTGGTATTGATGTTGTGTAAGTAACAGTTGTTCCATTACCAGTTACCCCAGAAATTGGAGCATAGTCATAAATTGCAGCGTCATCGCCAGCCATAAAGATGGTATTGTTAAAAAAGCGTGGCCTTTCATATCTTGCAAGACGATCTGCACTAGTAAAGGTTCTATTGCTTGCAGATGCCTGAAACACTGGAGCTACAACGCTAATAATATCATCATCATTTCCATCAAGTGGAATGTTGATTGGTGGAATCGCAATAGATGCAACATCATCGTGATACTCCCAGTTTTCCCCCTCAGCAAAAGAATATAAAAGCTTGCTGTCATAAATTCCTGCAACACCGTTTGACCCAGCAGAGAAAACTCCAATCTCTGTAATTTCATATCTCTCTTCTGCTGGCATTTGTGCCGTAAAGACAACCTTACTTACTCCATTATCGTTAATATACCCACGAGAAGTAATTGGAGTTCTAAACATTTCAAAATCTAAAACTTTTTTTGCTGAGTCTGGTTGCAATGAAAGTGTTGCAGAGCTTAGTGCAGTAGATGGGGCATAGTTTACAACAAACTGCGTTCCGCTAGATATTGCGGTTACAACAGTATTTCCTGCAGAAGAAAGCGTTCCAGTTCCAGAAGTTTTTACTATTTGAGCACCAACCCAAAGCCCAAGTGTGCTATCAGTTGTTATTGTTGTGCCAGATGAGCTAACCCCAGTCAAGGTTGTAACGTTATTCCTTGGTTGTGCACCACAGCCCAATGCGATATAAGATGCGTACGCTGGAGTGTTTCCAACCAGGTACTTTGCAATAATTCCTTTACCTACGTCTGTAATCATATTTTATCCTGCCTCATATATTGTACCACTAGAAGTTAGCTGGACTTCTACTAATTCACCATTTCCTAGATTAACAAATTCGATTATCAAGTCACCATTAGAATCTAGGTACGTATTAGCACCGTTTGCACCATTGCCAATTTGCGGAATTTTACTAGCAAGGTTAATTGTAAAATTTCCAAAAATTGTGTCAGACGTGTCTCTAAGCTTTAGCATATTGTTTGGATTATACTGTTGCTGTAATGTATTAATATTCTTGATAGGCTGATAAAGCACTGTCTGGCCATTGACCGTATCGTGCCTTGCAATAGTTAGTATTTCTTGACCACCAATACTTTCAAACAACAAGTCAGCAATAATTTCTTTTGGAACAGCATCATCGTCAAACAATACAGTATCTATTGGTGCTACTTTCACCTTTGGTGGTGGTGGAGGAGGTGGAGGTGGTGTTGGATAACTTGGCTCTGGATTAACCACAACAGCATTAGATTGCTCCTCTTCCCCTGGACCTGGGTCTTGCTCTACTACATTATCTTGCGTCTCAGCTGGTTTTGGTACAAACATTGGAGGTGGTGGTGGGCTAAACATTGGTGGGCTAAACATTGGTGGCGGTGGTGGTGGGCCAGCTTGATTATCTAGCGTCCTCATATACTGAGTAAGACTCATACCAGAAGCTTCAAAAGCTGCTCTACTGGAAGCTTGCTGTTGAGCTGCTGGAGGTGGAATTGAAAACCTAGGTGGTGGAGGCGGTGGAGGAGGAACGGAAAACCTTGGTGGTGGTGGAGGAGGTGGATTAAACATGGGTGGCGGAGGTGGAGGAACGGAAAACCTTGGTGGTGGTGGAGGAGGTGGCGAAAACATTGGTGGTGGTGTCTTAGGAGGTGGAGACACCCTATCTGCAACTATTGGACCTATTCCTGCTCGTGCCATTTCTATACCTCACTCACATGCACGGTCATTGATGGACCCTGACTATTTCTTGTATATTCAATATTATACACAACAAACCTTGTGTCTGGCTTAGCAATTGCTTGGATTGTTCTTGGAACGTAGTTTACGTTAACAATATCTCCAAGCTGCATTGTTGGGATTGGAAAAATCTGCATACCAACTGATTTTCTTGGCCTTAAGTTTTTATTGATAATCCACTGAAGCAGCTCCTCAGCAGAGTCTTGATCTTGAATATAGTCACTCTGTAAAGAAAAATCATTCTTGCCATACAGCAATCTACTATTTTTAATCTTATCGTATTGCTCTAAAACAACCAGTGGAGACTGAACTAGCGTGCTACCCTTTAGTTCTGGATCAGAAAGATTTCCCCTTCTTTTTAAGTAATCATCAACTGTAATTGTATTAGTTGTGTCTTGAGTAAACGTTACCCCCTGAATTCTTAAATAGTTTCCAGTTGTTTCATCAAGATTAAGAATGGTATCAGTATTATTAAATACCAAAAATTCTGCTCCATAGGAATCTGCAGTAAATCCAGAAACGGTATAGCCTCTTAGTCTGTTAAATGTTGGAGCAATCTGTGCATATAGTGCAGGGTACGAACGATCATATTTAATATTAAAGTATGCACACTCTCTCATAATTTCCCCAAACTCTTCATAGTAAAGCTGATAGGCTGGAGTGCCACTAGGAGATATGCCGCTTAGGTATGTACTTTGAACAACTCCAGATATAGAGTATTTTTGAAGAGCCTCTAAAGCATTTATCTGATTGTTATCATCTCCAAAGACTGCAGCAATTGGCACGTTTGTGTCAAACACTGTATTTTGTGCATAATTTTTTCCTAATGCATAAACGTTTTCAAACATTAGCTTTGAGGTACCACGAACAAACAAGCCTATAGATGGCGAAGAAAACGTTAGTGGTGATGTATCAGTTATTGTTTTTACAAGCCTTTGATTAACGTATAAATAAAAAACTCTAGTACCTTCGTTTACATCAATATACTCAATTGCTACATCGTAAACAGTTGGATTTTCTTCACCAGCAAACCTATATTGTCCAGTAAAGTTTCCATCATCGACAGTGATGTTTCCAATCCCACCCCAAAGTTTAACTGGGATAGCATCAGTAGAAGAAGCATCTTTTTGTATTTTATAAAATAACAAATTTTGTATTCCTACTGTTGGATTGCCCTCTTCATCTTTTTTCAGATATTGCTCTAGGTTGCCAGAAGTTAGTGCTGCAATTTCAAAATAGTATCCATTGTTTGTTGTTGGGTCAACTAAAGAAATACCTCCAGAACCTCCACCAAGTGTTATAGTTTTTGTTGGGTCTTCATTTTCAAGAGTAAAGTAGTTCATGCCACCCACAGGAGATTGTTTGTTTTCTCCGTTTGCCTCAATTTTTCCTATAACACGAAGCCTAGTTCCAAAATGCTTATATGCTTTATCAATTGGCTTATATACATAAGATAAAAAGTCTTGTGGCTTTTCATCACTGTTAAAGGTTGGTCCAGTAAAAACTAGTGCAGATGATTGAATAGTTCCAGAGCTTGTTGATTTTAAGTTAGAGACATCTGTTTCTGTTGCATAATTACTAGACAAAAAGTTCTTAATAATTCCATTTCTTTGAGACTTTTCTGCTTTAGTTTTATTTAGTCCAGCAGCTCCAGCAGTTGTAGCTGGACCAGTAATTGATGGGTCAATGTTGTATAAAAATTGAGACTTCATACTACATCCCTGGACATTGTTGATGCTTGTCCAGTATGGATCAATTGAGGCCTTGTGCTCAGCAATTGGTGTTCCAAACTGCCCACGACCGTGACTAACAACTTCTCCATTTTTTAATTTTGTTATTCCATCTCTAGTTTCGTAAAATGGCTCTGCATAAATTCTTATTCTTCCTGTAGGATATATTTTTCCATTAAACGGTAGCTTAGAAAAATATCTTTGATACTCAAGATTATCTGATAGGAACACGTTTCCAGTTCCAGTTATAGAATACTCTACGGCATCGTACTTAATAATTTCTCCACCAGCATAAAGGTATCCCTTAAACCTGGTAATCCAGTATGCATTTTCTCCAACGTCAAAAATATTATTAATTATTTGATGATTTAAAACTGATGGGACAGCACTACTGAGGTTTGAGTTAAGTGGCATTGCTCCTAATGCAAACTTTTCCTGTTTTTGTGCATTGGCAGTTGTAGTTTTTTCTGTGCCAGAGACTTCCCACAAAAGTGATGGCTTATATATCCAAGTTTTATCAACATGCAATGACTGCTGAAGAGATCCATAACTTCTTTGAATTGACCTTGTTGTATAGTCAATTGTTCCAGCATTAAAAACTTTTTTGTCTGCTGAAGAAATAGCAATAATGTTTGAAAGTTCTCCTGGGTCTCCAGAGTAATCTCCAACTTCGTTTTGCTCTTGTCCTCTCAAAACCATGTCTACTGGCCTAACGCTTTCATCTAGCATATAGCCCTTAGTCATAATTATAAAGTTATTATATTCATCGAAGAACATCGCAGACTGTGTTGCTACTGCTAGATCAGCAAGAACCTCTGCAACACTTTGATTTGGTGCAATAAAAAAATATGGAATAACTGGATCTTTTTCATTTGTCAATCTTCTAATTGCGTAATTGCTAAATCCAATAGAGTCAAGTAAAAGACATACAGCTTGACTGAGAGAAACTTCTGTCAAAAGAATATGTGGAGATTCTAGGGATTCAAAGTGAAAGAATAGATCTCTAAGACTAATAGATATTTTTCCAGGCTCGCCTGAGTTTTGTGGAATACCCTCAGAGTATAAACTTTTTAAGGGAATGTAATAGCTTGTATCGTTTACATTTTCAATTAACTCATAAAAAGAAAACTTGATATTTTTATTTAAATATTTTGAAATAATACTACCAAGTCTTCCACCAGTCCACACATTGAATTCGTTGAATGCTTCATCGTAATCAAAAATATCAATGCTACCAGTAGATGCAAGTATTTGTCCTACAGGTAAACCAGCACCAGATAAATCAGATAAAGTTTTTGTTAGTCTAAACTCAGAAGTTATGTCTGACATATTAACAACTAACCTTGAAGAAAATTCAATAAGCTCTAATGGCGTATTTGGAGTGTTCATTGTTTCCACAACCAATCTAATTCCCTTTAACATTATGAATTCCCTAAAGATGGTAGATCCATTGTCATTTTCTGTATAGTAAGAAGGATCAACTAGTTTAGTGACAAACCTATCTCCATCTGCAGTTAGATTGCTGCCTAAGCCCCAGGAGTATTTTGGTGGAACTACAAGCCAGTCACTTCCGTCCCAAACGTATAGATCTCCCTTATCATCATCACTTGAAGTAATTAAATAACCATCTCCAGTAGACTGATTAATTGATGGTAGTTGCAGGGTGCTAGAAAGCTGACCAAGATATTTAAAATCATTTCCAAACTGATATGGATTTTCTAATCCATACTCTAAAGATAAATATCCATCAACGTCAAATATTGGGCTCTCTCCATCGTCCCTTACTGAAGAAGAGGTAAAGTTTGCTGCATCAAGCCATTGATTATTTGGATCTAAATACTGAACCTTAAAATTAACTGGTGTTGTTTTGTTAGATGATCCAAAAAACGGGTCTGGGAATGCCGCACCGTTAGGGCCTCTAAATGGACCAAGGTCTATATTTCCCACATTGGTCTGCAGTTTTATAACAATTCTGTTAGTTGGAACTGCCTCTTTATAGACTACAAAAGGAACAGCATCATCAATTGGATATACTCCAGTAGTGCTATTTTTAGAAATTCCGTATTCTTGAGTAACGCCATTTGCACTTTCAGTTCTGTATGATCTCCAATACTTAAACTCGTCATCTCTAGTAGACATGTAATATCTTGGACGCAAAAACATGTTTACATCTGAGCTTGGCAAATACCTATTATTAAAATAAGATAACTTATTGATTCCAGACCTTGGCCTAAACGGTTTAATGCATTCCTCTAAAGAATAATACAGTCCTTCCTTTTGTTTTGGATATTTAAAAACAATAGGCTCGTCATCTTCATTAACAAACCCAGAATCAATTGTTACATCTGCATCAGTTGCACCAGTATATGTGTTTGCTGTATCTATCAGCTCAAAATAATTAGGCAATACATTGTATAGAGTTCCATCTTTACGATATCTGTAATTTCCAAGTTTTTGAATATTTCCAGGAATATTCATGTTCCACTCAGCAATTACAAAGCTTTTTGAACTGACAGTTTGTGACGTTAAGAGGTAGTCTTTCAATTCTTCATTTTGAAACACTATACCTCCTCTAAAGTAATGCTGATATTCCACATGTCAAAATTGCCAGCACCTCTTTTTTCTATTGAGTAATTAAAAGAAGTAACGTACATAAAATAGAAATCTGTATAGTTAGCTAATTTCCCATAATTTGCATCATCATATCCATATGTAGCAAAATTATCATACGCTAGATATACCCAAAATGGAACTCTATGAGTTTGATACCAAGCAAGAATTTCTGCACCACCAGCTCCACCATCAACAGTGTACTGTTGGTCTGCAAAGTATGGTGAGCCAGAAGATGCAATTGATCTAGTTTGATTTGGAGTTGCTGAATTACTGTCGTCATCAACGCTTGCAGACGTAATTATATCTGGCAATCCAGTAGTTTGAGAAAAGTCTGGGTTTGTTGCATAGGCCCTAGATGGTAATCTTTCCCAGCTTAACTCAATTGTTCTTTTTTCGCTAACATAAAAAGATCTCATTTGGGCGTTAACCATTCTTTGTCTATTTTCAAACCTATTTGAAGATATGTTGATTGGTCCACGATTATGATCTGACAAAATAATAAACGAATTTTCCGATATATCAGTTGTTCCATATTCTGAACTTAGTTCAAATCCAGGTGGTCTAGCAACGCCATTAACAAACACTGGGGCATTGTCAGCAAATAATACTGCCTGTGGTCTAGAATAACGTTTTCTGTTATTCATATATTGCTGGGTAGCCATTAGTTGATCACCTTACCCCTGAGTCGCTGAGAATCCATTTGCTTAATTTTCCTAATTACAGTGTTTGCAATAGCGTCAGGGTTTGCTTCAGATCCACCCTTAACATTTACACTTAAGCTATAATTATACACTGTGCTAGAGTTATCTGAGTTAATGATTGATGGGCTTTCTGGTGTTCCTAGGTCATAGCCTCTTGGCATAGTGGGCCTAGGCATTCTAGATGGACCACTCAAATTTTTCCAGTTTGGTCTAGAAGGAGATGGAACTGAAATCTTTAAATTATCTCTAAAAACTGGTTTAAGGTGATACTCATCTCCAGGTCGCATCATCATGTCTCTGATTAGTCCAGGGAATTTGCTTTCGTTCATTGCTTTAAGCATTGGCATAAATTCTTTTGTAGAGGCTTTGTTAACAACAAACTCTCCAGGAGTCAGCATAGTTGGGACCACGTCTCCCATTCCTGTACCGCCAACGACACCACCATAAGCCATTTTCTTAACAATTCCACCGTACTTCTTGGCACGTGCTCTATTTGCCATAGCCTTATCTCTGCTGGCTTCTGTAGTGGCTGCCTTCTTTTTATCGCTTGCAATCCATCTTTCTGCTGCATCAGCACTCATGCCAGCATATTTGTTTGTAGGGCTTGTTGACTTTGAGCTAGTTGTTGTGGTGGTAGACTTAGAGCTTGACCCTCCACCGCCACCGCCTCCTCCGCCTCCGCCTCCGCCAGCAGGAACAACAACTTCTTGAATAAACAACTTAACTGTTCTATCTTTAATGCTTGTCCAATTCTTTACAATATCTCCAACAAGTAGTTTGGCTACGTCAAGAACATCTTTGTACTTTCCTGCAGCAATGTTTGAAAGGTCTTGAGCTAGTTTTGCATCTTCAAAAGCTTGTCTCTGAAGATCAATAGCATCAAGCTCAGTCTGTTTCTGCTGTTCTAAAACAGCAAGTCTATCTTGAGCAGCCTTAAGCGTTCCAGTTTCAATTGTATAAATTCTATCCTGCAAATCACGAATTTCACGAAGCTTTATTTCTTTTTGTTCTTCAAGGTTATAAATCTGCTGAGTAATTGCAAACTGTCTTTGTTCAATTTGCTCTCTGTTTAATCCAGATGCCCCAGTTAATCCAGCCAGTTCTGACTGACGAGCAGCATCCAATGCACCACCAATTGAACCAGTAGCTGCTGCAGCTGATTGAGCCCTCATGTCTTGCATTAGTCCAGCTGCTGCTGAGATATCTCCCTGGCTTAATGCATCAGCAAGACTAATTTGAGACTTCTGCTGATTAATGATATCCTGATTAATCTTTTTAACATCTTCTAGTGCCTTTGCCTGAGCGTCATACTTTTCAGTAATAGCCTTAGACTTTTGATCAATAATTGCAAGGTCATTAGAAAGGTCGCTAGCTTCCTCTTGTAGATCAGCAATTGGTCTATCATAAGTAAGTTCAATAGTTCTTTCTTTTTTAGCAACGTCTTCTTGCAAATCTGAAATTTCTTTTTCAGCTGCTTCAATTGCATTTTGCTCTTTCTTAATCCTGTCACGATAGTTTCTTTCAATATTTCTTTCAAGAATATCGAAGTACTCGTTTGCCTTACTAATTATGTCGTCAAGGAATCCATCAAAGTCTGTTTGCACTTTAATAGATAACTCTAGTGCTTCTAGCTTCTTTGCTTCAGCATTTGTTTGCTTAATAAGACTAATAAGTTTTTCCCACTGAGCTGTGCCTGGTCTTGTCTTAGCTATAGCTGCTGCAATTTGTGGATCGCTAGCTGCATCAAAAGCTTCCTTAACTCCCATACCAGCTGCACGAAGCTTATTAAATGCACCTATGTTATTCCTAATTTCGTCCCTTTGCTTTTGCAAGCCTTCAACTGCTTCTTGGTAGTCGCTCTTCTTTCCTGCTCCGCCGCCACCAGAGCGTGCTACAGGGGATGCGGCAGCTAGGGCCATCATTTCCCTATACCTATCCATTAACACGGTCTGTTCGGCTGAGTTAGCTGCTGCTGCTAGGGCTGCTGCAAAGTTAGCATCCGCTACTGCAGCGGTAGCCTCAGCTGCACTAAACCCATTTTGAGTTAATATATTATAGGCTGTAGCTTCATTTTGAAGTGCTTGAATTCTTGCATCAAGATCATCAAGTCCCTCTCTGTATTCTGCTGCCTCAATCTCAACCTGAAGCTCTTCTTGTTTTGCTTCTGCTGCTGCTTCAGCTGCCTTGACTTCTGCATTGGTAGCCTCAACCATATCTTCTTTAATTCTAAGAAGTTCTTCCTGATCTTTTGGATTTGTGCTTTTAGAAAGTTGTTCCATTCTATCAATTGTTTCTTGAGGAACTTCTACACCGCTAAGCAATGCTTCAATAACAACTAGCTGAGACTCTAAATCATTTAGGCCATTTAGCTGTTCTTCTACCCCAAGGTTTTTAGCAATTGTTGGAAGGACTAGGCCAAGAGCTGCTGGATCTAAATCTCTAAGGTTTCCAGTAACTACAGAAATCTGAGACTGGAATTCTGTTGCAGAAAGAGTTCCCTGATCAAGTCCAGCCTTCAAGGCAGTAATTGCGGTACTTACTTCCCCACCTAAAGTTGCAGCCTGTTGCTTAAGCTTTTCTGGAAGAACCGCTGCTTGGGTCATAGTTCCTCTATAAGTTTCTATTGTTTGAGGAGGAACGTACGCTGCTTCAAATGCTTGATTGTATGCAGAGGCATTGGCCTTTGCTGTAGTTGCAATGCTTTGTAGTGATGCAGCATCAGTTGGGTCAAACTTAACACCAAAAGATAAATCTACATTAGTCTTGCCTGCTTCAGTTGCAATAGCAGTAGCAAGTGCTGCAGCTGCTTCTGGATTAGATCCTGAAGCAATCAACTGAATAATCATTGAGTTAAGGGCAGACTCTGCCTCAGCAAGGGTTGCACCTTTTATTGCACTAATCTGATCAGCAAAATCAGTAGTAAAGTTTTCGCTCTGCTGTATTTCTTGTGCCTGTGATAGTTGAGCACCCTCAACACCCTTTACCTGAGTAATTCCAGCAGAAAGGTCAACTCCGCCAGTTGGAGTAAAGCCAAGAAGCTCTCCAGCCTTCTTCATCTTTTCAGCAGCAAGGAATGCAGTATCTCCAAGACCAGTAATCTTTTTCTTTTGCTCTTCTATAATACTTCCAACAAACTTAAATGCTTCAAATGCTAGAAGTGCTCCACCAATAAATGGCACTGCCCTTAGCAAGAAGTTTCCAAGCTTTCCTAGTGGGCCAATAACGCTAGTTACTGCACCACCAATGTTTGCCATTAGTCCAGCACCCTTTGCTAAGCCTGCACCACCACCACGCTTTGTCATAGCAAAAAGATTTCCACCAATGGCACTTGCTTTTTCTGCAATCTTTGCTGAAGTAAGTGCTGATGTTACTGTAGTAAGAGCAGAAAAGGCCAAGCTTACTTGGAAAAGGATTCCAGCAATTTCTCCAACTGTTCCACCAAACATTGACATAACACCAGCCACACCAGAAATAGCAAAGCTTGCTTTTTGTGCAGTATTTGAAAACTCTCCTACCTTGGCGATAGTAGAGCCAAGCTGAGCACTAAATGCTCTTTGAAGGCCTACCTGCCTTGAAGCCTCTTGTGCAGCCATTCCCGATTGGCTCTTATAGTTGCTAGCTTTTGCATCCCAAACTGAAACACCGTCAGTTGAAGCTCGTCTTGGTCTTCCTGATTGCGTAACAGCTGCAACAGTTTCTTTTGCTGCTTCTTCAACCTTTGGTTTTCCACGCTTTAACTCATTTGCATATCCATCAACGGTATCTTTTGCAATTGCTTTTGTTCTTTTTGATTCAGAATTTGTCTGTGCTGATTCTTGTAAACCATCATTAAACTGTGCAAGCTGTACTCCTGCTAAAGGCTGTGCTCTTTCAAACTTGTTTCCTCCAAGACGAAGCTCCCTGCCCTGAGAAGTTCTTACACGACTCTTGGCAGACATTCTTGTTGGATCTGCTGCACTTGGAACTTGGTATGGCTGTAGTCCTGCAGCTTTAGCATCTTCAGCTGTTGGGTTTACCCTAAACTGGTAAAGTCCTTTTTCTGCTGCATCAAGTGCTGTTCGTAATTTAGATGTGGCTGGAATAGACTGACGAACTTCTTTTTCAAGCAGTGCAAACTGCTCAGATGTTATAGTTGCATTTTTATTTTGAGCAACCATAGCAGTAACGCCCTTTGCAATTTCAGCATCGTAAACTGCAAGCTCTTCTGCAACTTCGCTCATCTTGGCACCGCCAAGCTTTACGCTCTTTGACCACTTTTCAGAACCTCTTGACTCAAAGTCTGCTAAGAAATCTGATGCTGAAACGGCACCACCATCTCTCATTCCAACATTTAGCTTAGAGTCTTGAGAAAAACCTAAACCAGAATATATGTGAGCCTTTAGGTCTGGCCCAAACGTATCACGAAGATCTTTAACTGTAGACAGCATTGCTTGTGAAATTTTTCCTGTACCACTACTTAGTGCAGAAGCAAGTTCATCAATCGTGATTGTCATCCTATCTGTAACATGAGCAAAATCAGTTGTTCCAGATGTACTTATCTTACCAACCTGCCCTCCCTGATTAAAACCAGGAAGCTTTCCAGCATTAAGTGCCTCTAAGAAAGGAAGCATTTTTTGTGCTACTGCTTTTTTAACTACAAACTCGCCAGGAGTTAGCATTGCAGCTACAGTGTCTTTGTTTCCAGATCCACCAACAATTCCTCCTGCAGCAAACTTGGCTCCTGGCTTAAACCCTGGTTTCATCATATTTGGATTCATTGCTGCAAACTTCATACCAGCTGCCATAGCTTGCTCATATGCAAGCTTTAATTGATTAACGGCTCCTGCTTCAACATTAAATGTCTGAATAAGGTTTGAGTGAGACTGGTTAAGGGACGCAGCGGCAGCTGAAGCTTCTAGCTGCTCCATTGTCATATATTGAGTTGACTCACCAAGAACTTTAGTTTGACCAGTTATTCCAAGATAGCCGTTTCGTAGCATTGCAATAAACTTAATTGAGTTTGCAATACCGTTGGCAAGAAGACCAAAAGTCATTAGGATAACTGGACCCAAACCACCAACAATTGCAACAGTGGCAGCAACTGCTTTTTTAATTCCTTCAGGCAGTGCATTAAATCTTTCTAGAATATCTGATATGATTTCTACAAACGGTGTAACAACTTCAAGAAAAACCTCACCAATTGGTGCTAAAGCTATCTTTAAATCTTCAACAGTCTTTAGGAACTTGTTCATTGCAGACTCTGCAGTCACTCCAAGTTCTTTTTCAGACATGTTTGCTAGCTCACCAATAGAAGCTCCTGCAAGATCTAAAACACGAGAAGCCTGAGTTCCATCTCTAATTACGTTATCAAACAAAGTAGAAAGACGTGCAAACTGGAACTTACCAAATAGCTGCTCAATTGCTTGAGCTCGTTTTGTTGGCTCTAGCTTGTCAAGTGCTTGAGCAAAACCAATAACTACACCCTTGACGTCATTTGGGTTAGCCTCAACAATTCCTCTAAGGTTAATTCCAAGACTTGCCAAGAAAGCTGCAGACTTTTCGCTTGGGTTAATTAATGATGCAAGACCAGACTTTAAAGCGTTAGCACCCTCTGAGGCATTAATTCCACCTTCCTTCATTGCAGCCATGAAGAAGGCTAGATCTTTTACGTCACCACCAAGAGACTGAATAACTGGTGCAACCTTTGGAATAGCTGTTGTAATGTCATCAAGAGAAACAACAGTTTGGTTTTCAACGGCGTTAAGGAAATCAATAGACTGAGCTAGATCTGCTGAAGAAAGTCTAAAAGAGTTCTGTAGAGATATTGTTGTTTCTAGTGATTTTTGATAATCAATCTGACCAAGTACGGATAGTCGCAAAGACTGTTCAGTCTGTCTTTGTAGGTCTACCCCAGAAAAACCTGCTGCTGCAGCCTCAGCTGCAATTCCTACAGTGTCAGCAGCTGCAATTCCATATTGGGTAAATCCAGAAGCTAGTGCCTGAATTTCTTCAAGGGCTTTTGCCCTTTCTGCATCTGGAGTAAATAGGTCTCCATATACTTTTTTAAACTTAATTACTTGAGCTTCCATTTCCATGAAAGTTTTTGCTGCAACTGTTCCAAGTGTAACTAGTGGCAGGGTAAAACCAACCATAAGCTGGCGACCAGCCCACTGGGTATTTTTACCAAAATTTAGAAGGTTGGTAGAACCTTGCTTAACAAGCTGATTAAACAATGCTTGCTTTTGAGCAGCAATGGCTGTTTGTGTGCCAAGATCTTTCATGTCAAGGACTTGAGGCCTGATTGCAATTGCTTGCATTGCACCTTGTGCATCACGGCCAAGCTTGACGTATTGCGTCTGAAGAGTTTTTACTCTTTCAACAGCAACCTTTTCAATTGTGTTAAACTCTGCTGCAAAGTTTTTGCCAAATGTTTTTGTGGCACCAGCAGAGTATCTGAAATACTCTCGCATTGAGAATTTATTTTTCTCAAGAGAGTTTGTAAAAGTTTCTGCGGAAGTTCTAACAGTACGCAACTCTGCAGAGAAAGCTCCAATAGAGTTAATGCTATTGACAAAGTTTTTCTGCAGGTTGCGTTGTGCTAAGGCTGCTGCCTCACTGCTTTTTGCTATAGAACTGTGAAACTGCGAGATCTGACGCTGAAGGGCTTTGAGCTGCGACAATGCATCTGACGTATCTATTCCTACGCCAATATTGGCATTTACATCTGCCATTCAGGGGTCACCTCGCTTGTATTTTGTTAGTTATCTAAAACGTTTGCTACGCTATCAAGCTTTACTCCAGATGCTGCTTCAACAATCTTGTAGACTGTTGGAAGATCTAGAAGCTCTTCAAGAGCCTTTACATCTCCAGCAAGTTCTGGCTTGTACTGCTTCATAGCAATTTGCACACACTCTAGAAGAAGGTTAACTGACTTTTCATTATCCTCAGCTACCTCTGCTACCCCCTCAAACTTCTTCATGAATGGCTTAAGAAGAGAGATTTTTAGTGGACG